AAATAATTGCGGCCGCTACATCTTCAAGTGCAATTCGTGGTGGTTCTTATAATATGATCCTTTTGGATGAATTTGCTTTTGTTCCTAAAAATATTGCAGAGGAATTTTTTAGTTCTGTATATCCCACAATTTCTTCTGGTAAGACCACAAAGGTAATTATTGTAAGTACGCCATGTGGTATGAATCACTTCTATAAATTATGGGTTGATGCAGGAGAACAAAAAAATCATTATGTGCCCATAGAGGTTCATTGGTCTGAGGTTCCAGGACGAGATAGGGCGTGGAAACAAGAAACCATTGCAAATACAAGCAAAGATCAGTTTCGTCAAGAATTTGAATGTGAATTTATTGGTTCGATAAATACCTTAATAACACCTTCTAAGTTGAGAACAATGGCATTTAAAACTCCATTAGAGTCTCGAAATGGGCTTGATATATACGAAAATCCGAAAGAAGGCCATATATATACAATGGTGTGTGATGTGTCTCATGGAGAGGGATTAGATTATTCTGCATTTTCTGTAATAGATTCTACTGAATTGCCATACAGACAAGTGGCCAAATACCGTAGTAGTAATATTTCGCCCTTGCTATATCCGAATGTTATTTTGGATGTGGCCAAAACATATAATGATGCCTATGTCTTGGTAGAAACAAATGATATTGGACAGCAGGTTGGTGATATTTTACACAATGATCTTGAATATGAGAATTTGATGATGTTACAGACAAAGGGCCGGGCCGGCCAGGTGCTGTCTGGTGGGTTCGGCCCAGGCAAATCTCAAATTGGAATTAGAACATCCAAAAAAGTAAAACAAATTGGATGTCAGAACTTTAAAAATTTGATCGAAGATGATCAGCTTATTGTACAGGATTTTGATACAATTTCTGAAATGACATCTTTTGTGGCCAAAGGGACTTCTTATCAGGCCGAATCTGGATATTATGATGATCTTACAATGACACTGGTCCTTTTTAGTTGGGTGGCATTGCAGCCTTATTTTAAAGAAATGAATGATGTTGATATTAGACAAAGATTATATGATGAAAAACTCCGAATAATGGAAGACGATATGTTGCCATTCGGATACACAGACGACGGGGTTTCAGTAGAAGATAAATATGTAGACAATGATGGTACTGTATGGAGCGTGGTTGATCCATGAATCTCCTAAAGAAGTGATAAATTATAAATATTGTCAGAGAACGCAGCTTTATGCATATAAATTTTCGATAATCGAGGAGATTTAAGATGGCCACATTTCCAACTGCACCAGGCATTCATATTACTGAGCTTGATTTAACTACAATTGTGCCCTCCGTATCAACCACGGACGGGGCGATAGTGGGATATTTCAATTGGGGGCCTGTTGATGATATAACATTAATTAGTAATCAAGACACATTAGCCAAGACTTTTGGTAAACCCAGCAGAGATGCCAATGGGGCTTTTTTCTGGTCAGCATCCAACTTTTTGGATTATAGCAACCGAATTCATGTCATGCGAGTATCAGATGGTGGTAATGCAACCTGGGATGGAGTGGCAGTAACTGTTAAGAATGATGATGAGTATGTTACAAAATTCGATGCCGGCACTATTGGTACACCACATTTCGTAGCAAAACATCCAGGAAGTTTAGGAAATTCTATTAAGGTTTCTGTTGTTGATGGTCCAACGGCCTTTGCGAACACAATTGCAATAGCAACTTCTGTTGACACAACAAAGGGCAACACCATGGTTGATTTTACTGGCCATTATGCTGATGGAGCAGCCGATTCCGCATCAGCGGCCGGATTTTCTGTAGGAGACATCATCACCTTCGGGGGATTTGCTGGATGGGGGGCCACGGTAAATGATAATCCAACAGGTGAATATAAAGTTACTGCATTGACTGCCAATGTGGCAACATTAAGTTCTCCTCTCACTTCTACTTCGTCAGGAACATCTGTTTTTAGACGTTGGGAATTTTATCATAATTTTGATCTGGGCCCAGAAACTTCAGAGTTTGCTTTAGGCGCAGGAAAAACTGATGATGAAATGCATATCATCGTAACTGATGAAAAGGGAGCAATTACTGGTGTTCCTGGAACAGTATTAGAGCGATATCCCCACGCTTCAAAGGCTTCAGATGCTCTTGATGCTGAAGGAAAAAGTCAATTCTATAAGGAAGTAATTGATCGAACTTCTAGATATATTAGAGTTAGTAGATATGAAAATAATTGGGGCAATTCTACAACTGATCTATCAGGATCAACATTTAATGTTGTAGGAGCAACAACGCCATATAGCAATACATTAACTGGAGGGACTGATGCTGCTCCCACTAATGCCCTACTTCAAACTGGATGGCAAAGAATTGCAGATGCAGATTCTAGAGAAATTTCATTACTAATTTCTGGAGCGGCTGCGTCCGATGTAGTTAATCGTCAAGTGGTTGAAGTTGCTCAGGCTAGAAAAGATTGTTTGGGCTTTATTTCTCCACTATTTGCTGACGTTGTTGGCCTTACAGACCAAGAAACTATATCAACAGCCGTTATTGACCATAGAGATAATGAACTTGCAGCCTTAAATTCATCTTATGGTGTTATGGATTCGGGTTGGAAATATCAATTTGATAAGTACAACAATACATATCGTTGGACTCCGTTGAATGCAGACCTAGCAGGGCTTTGTGCAAGAACAGATGATGTTAGAGATTCGTGGTGGTCGCCCGCTGGATTCCAAAGAGGTAATATTAAAAATGTTGTTAAATTAGCATGGAATCCAACAGGAGTGTTTAGGGAAGAACTCTATAAGCATGGTATTAATCCTGTGGTTACTTTCCCAGGTCAAGGAACCGTTCTTTATGGAGACAAGACCCTTCTAACACGACCAAGCGCATTTGATCGAATTAATGTTCGACGACTGTTTATTGTTCTTGAAAAGGCAATATCAAGAGCAGCCCAATATTCATTATTTGAATTTAATGACACATTTACCCGTTCACAATTCAGAAATATGATAGAACCTTTCCTTAGAGATATTCAGGGAAGACAAGGAGTTTATGATTTCCGAGTTGTTTGTGATGAGACCAATAATACTGGAGAGGTAATAGATAGAAATGAATTTGTTGGAGACATTTATATTAAACCTGCCCGTTCAATCAATTTCATTCAATTGAACTTTATTGTTGCGAGATCGGGTGTGGATTTCACAGAAATTACGGGAAGATGATATAAATAGTATTATATAGGAGAAAAGAGAATGGCCTTTAATGTAAATGATATTAGATCCAGATTGACAGGGGGCGGTGCCAGACCAAATTTATTTGAAGTCTCAATGCCATTTCCTGCTGTTGCTGGTTCAGACAATGCTGCTGCCGCTCAAAAACTAACCTTTACCTGTCATGGTGCACAATTACCAGCTTCAGATGTTGGTTCATTTGAGGTTCCTTATTTTGGCAGAAGTATTAAATTGCCTGGAAACAGATCATTTGGAGAATGGAGTCCCAACATTTATAATGATGAAGATTTTTTGGTATACGATTCACTTCAAACTTGGATGAATGCACTAAATTCTCATGTTACAAATGTGAGAAGCCCTGATGCTATGTCGGCATTAGGTTATTCAACAAATGCAGAAGTTATTCATTACGGAAAAGATGGCGAACAAATTAAGAGTATGTCTTTAGTTAATGTGTGGCCTTCTTCATTAAGCGCAATTGATTTGGATTGGGGGACAAATAACCAACTAGAAGAATTTACTTGTACTTTCCAATATGATTATTGGGAATCTACTGGTACAACTTAATATAATAATTTTTTAGTGAAAATATGTTTGGTATAGGGGTTTTAGGGTCCTTATACATATCTATAGGACCTTTATAATATGGCAATAAAATTATTCGGTTTCACAATTGGTCGAGAAGATGAGGGCCAAGCCAAAAAACTTCAATCTTTTGCGTCTCCAGATAAGGATGATGGCGCACTCGAAATATCTCCAGCGGCTATTGGGGGCGCCTGGGGCGCATATCTAGATATAGAAGGTACTGCAAAAAATGAATCGGAACTAGTGTCTCGTTACCGAGAAATGGCCCTCTATCCAGAATGTGAATATGCAATTGATGACATTACAAATGAAGCCATTATCATGGACGAAAAGAAGTCTCCGGTTGCAATTGTTCTTGATAATTTAAATCAACCCGATACCATTAAAGCTAAGATTAAAGAAGAATTTCATTCCATATGTAGTTTATTAGATTTTAATGAAAATGGATATGATATTTTTCGGAGATGGTATATTGATGGTAGATTATTTTATCATATAGTCATTGATGTTGATAATCCGAGAAAAGGCATTCAAGAATTACGTCCTATTGATCCTCGTAAAATGAAATTTATACGAGAACTTAAAAAGCTTCCTACACCAGGAAATCAATACAATGGAGCTTTGGTCGGAAAGCCGAATGAATATTTCATTTATAATGAAAAGGGCGCATCTTCAGGTCAAGGTACAAATGTAAAGATTACTAGAGATAGCATTTGTTTTGTGCATTCAGGTCTTTTGGATGCAGCAAGAAAAATGATCATTTCCCATCTACACAAGGCTATTAAGCCTTTCAATCAATTAAGAATGCTTGAGGATGCGGTTGTTATTTATCGCATTGCCAGAGCCCCCGAAAGAAGAATCTTTTATATTGATGTGGGAAACCTTCCTAAGCTCAAGGCCGAACAATATCTTAAAGATGTTATGACCAGGTTTAAAAATAAACTTGTATATGATGCAACTACGGGTGCCATTCGAGATGAGCGTCAACATCGAACC